TTCCATTTCAGACATAACTTTTTTAACATCATCGTCTTCTTTCTTTTTCATAAGTTCAACGATGTTTCGAGCGATTTCTGCCTTTGTTAAGGATTCGTCAACTTCCTCTTCGTCATCTTTGACTTTAGAGTACATTGCCTGAAGTTTTTCTTTATCCATACCCTTCATTGCGTTGACCATTGCCTTAATTGTTTCCATCTTAGATGGTGAATCCTTTTCAGAATCTTCGCCCTCTGAAACTTTTTTCAATTTAGGTTGTGCATCAGGTTTACCCTCACCTTTCTGTTGAGAATCACCACTAACTTCTTTAGTACCTTTCTCAGCAGACTTGACGGATGCAACTGCTTTGTCAACAGGATTTTCTTCAGGTTTGACGACTTCACCTTTACCACTTTCAATTTTAGCGGCATCAGATGAACCTTGTTTTACAGGCGCTTTGTCACCCTTTTCTGCTTTTGAATCAGGTTGTTGACCTTCCTCAATAGCCTCCACAGTTTCTTCAACTGTTTCTAGGTTTTTATCTAACTCTGCCATTCTTTTCTCCTGTTTGAGTTTTATATTATTTATTTATATGTTAAAGGTTTTCAACAAACCTTTTCCATGCATTTAATTTAACTTCCTGCAATTTATTATGTTTTGCAGACTTAATTGTTTCTCTCATCTCTTCTACTTCACGTGCTTTCAGGATACCATTTTCATATATCCATTCAACACCTTCCATAATACCTTCGACAAATGCCTCAGGAGCGGATGGGTCAGCAACAATATCACCTGCAGTTGCAAGTTGGAAGTCACTTTTCACGTATTGAGCGCCACCCTTCTGTTCTAGTGAACCTAGACCTCTAGAAGAAACACCCAATTTTGCACCATCATCGATTAAATTTCTTACGATTTGACCGTTTGGTGTACTTAAAATTTTTGCACGTCCCACATAATTATTTCCATCTTCTTCCAATTTAGTAATTAAGTGTGACACTTTGTCAAGATTGATAGTTGGCCCGTCAGGATGACCTAACTCACCAAATGCTCTACCTTTCTCAACGAATTCTTTGACATAACGTCCTACCTCTTTCTGCATTACTTCTTTAGGGTAGACACGTCCATTTCTGTTCTTTATTTCTGACTGCATGAAGATACCTTCGATGAAGTATTCCTTTTTACCCTGTTCGTTCTCTTCAACGATAATAGGTGATACAGCGTAATCGTTAAATTCTGATATTAATTTCATCTAATATATCTCCAGTATTGATTCCATCGTAGGACATTTGTAACATAATTTTCTTCATGTCCTTTGTTTCTTTTTCTGCCTGTTTCATGTCTTTATAAGGGTTACCTCCAGTGAAATCATCACCGTTTAGGTAGACATGAATCTTCCCTTTCTTGTCTTGTGTGAAGACTATTTCAATCTTCTTTCCACCGACTTTCTCAATGTCTCTTTTAACCTCTTTTTGTCCTAGAGGTGCTTTGAACTTTGCTTCGTTCAACTCTTTTGACATTGATGCAAACGTTTTCATTCGGAATCGTCACCTTCTTGTGTTGGATTGTTTATCCAATCTAGTTGCATTTCAACTCTTTTCATGTCAACAACTTCTGCAGCTTTCTGTTTGATACCATCAAAAGCAGTTTCCTTTGCATCGTTCCATTGACCTTGTTCGATTTGGTCTACAACTTTTCTACTTAAATCGTTCATTTATTAAAATCCTCCGAAGTCATCTTCGTCTTCACCACCTTCCTCTTTCTCAGTTTCAATCTGTTTATTGAGGACGATCATTTCATCTTCTGTTTGTCTAAGTATGTATTTACGTACATACTCATGACTAAAGTATTTACCAATGTATTCTTGTGCTTGACTTAAAGTATCTAGTCTTTCTCTCATGATTTCTGCATCTTTCAACTCTGTAAAGTGGTTGTCAGTTGCATAATCAAACTGCATGAAGTCTTTGACTTGGTCAAATTCTTCTGCAGAGACTATCTCTTTAAGTACAAGTTGTGTTTTTAATACATCAATAAACACCCTTGCAAATTTCTTTTGAAGTCTATTCGTAAACTTATTAAACTTCAATTCGTCCCTAGATATCTCAGAAGCACGACCCATGTTAAAACCATTGTCTGCCTCCATTCGACTTCTAGGAACATTCAGAGACTGATATAGTTTCTTCTTGAAGTATTCTATATCTTCAATCTCTGAAAGATTCTGTCCGCCTGGAAGTGTACTAATTTCTGTACCTCTTCCACCTTCTCTACGTGGTAACCAAAAGTCTTCCATCATAGACATATGTTTACGGTCATCTTTTATCTCACCTGTTTGTGCATTATAAACAAGTTTGTTTCTGTACTTGTTCATAACATCGGCAAGATATTGTTCCGCCTTTGCCTTTGGAAGGTTACCTACATCAATGTAGAAAATTCTTCTTTCAGGTGCCCTTGAAATCCTATAGATAACAAGTGCATCTTCCATCATTGATAACTGATTTGCAGTCTTCAATGCTTTGTGAAGGTATCCGATTACAACATTCTTAGTGTAATCTAACAGACCTGAAGTCGTATATGTTACTGCCTCAGGTGCAATTTTCAGGGTTGCACCTTCACCTGCACTCCCTGTTTTATCAAAACCTTTGTCGTTGAAGATGAAGTACTCTTCAATCTTCGTAATCTTTTCTATACCCTTTTTGTCTTTTTCTTTCTCTACGTTACGAACCTTTTTAATTTTTAAAGGGTCAATGATTCGTAAATCTACAATACCAGCTTTCTCACGTGACGAATTCACTACCTTATGCAGATAGATTCTTCCGTCAACGTACCACTTTCTGAAAATTTCATGAGAGTTCTGATTGAACTTCATTAAGGATAGGATGTAAGCAAACTCGTCTTGTATCTTTTTCTTGATACCATCAGAGAGTTTAACATCTCTGAGATCGAGTGAAACAATCCTATCAGATGAATCAGATGTGATACACTCATTAATAATGTCTTCGATGGCAGAGTCACACTCAGGTACTAATGAGACTTCTCTGTACCTACGAATGAGTTCTGCCTCATTCCTAATGTTACCATCAAAATCTACAAAAGACCCATAGGCACCACCAGTGATAAAACCGCCTGGTTGTGTCTGTATGACAGGTGTTCCGTCATCGTCTACAGGTGGAACAAACGAAGGCCCTTTGACCTCCGTTGTTCTTAACTCGTCTCTTTTACGAGTAATTTCAAACCCAAATAATTCCATACTGATATTTATAACACCCCAAAAGAGATGTTATTCACTTTTTAGACTACTCTTTCCCAGTGAGAGAATTCAAAATCAACTGTAAACTCTTCTAATGCATCTACTGTTTCATAAGAAAGTTCGATTGCACCAATTGAAGTTGGGAACATGTTGAAGAACTCATATCTCGCTAGGACTGAATCGTCTTTGTTTAATTGTTCTACGTATGCACGTGATAATAAGTAATCAGTGTCTGTTGCACCTTCACCACTATCTAATGCTTGAATTTCTGTTTGCCATGCTTCAAGAGCAGTTCTTGCAGAGAATTCAACGTCATTGATGATAGTAACACTCCATGGTTCGAAGGTTCTATCTCCAGCAAGTTTCAGAATGTGACCTCTAAAGTTTACAGGTACTACTCCGATTGTTGCAGGTGGTATTTGTGCAGCTTTACACAGGAATTCTATCTTATTACCTGCACGAGGTAAGAACACTCTAAATCGGTTAGCACGTGGGCCACCTCCGATTAATTGTGCTTTAAATTGGTCTATAGTTGCCATTTATTTCTCCCTTAAACTGCACTGTATACTTCTTCAAACTGTACACCACTTCTTGTGGCAACAAAGTTTAAAGTTACAAAGTTAATAGACTTAGCAGGTTTCACAAAGATTGAACAAACAAATTCGTTTCTATCAATCACTGAATCAGTGTTGTTTGTTTCGTCACAAACTACTGAGTAATCTACTAGTCCTCTTCTATTCTTCACGTCTCTTAAGAAAGGTTCTACTGCACTTCTAAATTGTGCTCTTGTGAATGCATCGTTGAATTCAAAGAGTTGTGCTTTAGCAGCAGTTGAAATTGCTTTCTCAAGTACAATGAATAATCTTCTGACGTTAATTCTGTCAAATGCACTTGTTGATGTTAATCCAGTTTTGTCACCAAATAACACTGTACCTTGGCCAGGGAATGTAACCACAGGGTTAACTCTTGCACGGTATAGGTCATCTCTTGATGATTGTTTTGGATTATGAGCAAGTTTTGTGATTCCTAGATACTGTCCTCTTGAGAAACCTGCAGGTGAGAACCATGGGTCTCTAAGAAGGTCTGATCTTGACATAATACCTGCAGTATGGGGGTTTGCAGGAATCCATACGTATCTATCGTTGAATCTATCGTACTGATACACCCATGTTGAGTCAAACACAACATAAGATGATGAACTTGCAGTATTTATTGTTTCTACAACGTTAGTATTTCTATTAGACTCTGAAGTTGGTGCAAAGTGATTTGTTTCACCATTTGCAGTTCCGATGCAGTCCTTTCTTAAAGGTGATGCAACTAACATACAATCTTTTCTGTTTTCACATACTAAGATACCTTGGTTGACAATTGATGTCCAATCTGCAAGTGTGTCACCTGCAACTGAACCCATAATCAAGAATGAGATGTCTACTGACTCTGAATCCTCAAAGTGGTCTTGCCATGCACCATATTTTTCTCCAGCAGTCATTGCATTACCATCTGAACCAGCACTCAATGATGAGTTTTCAGGTGTTGAAGGTCTTAAGAATGCAGTTGTTGCTGAAACTAAGTGTGTTCTATGTTCGTTAGCGGTTGTGACCATTGCAGTTGAATGACCTGTCCACCATACCCATTGAGACAATCTTTCGATTACATCTCTATAGTAATTTGAGTTACCGTTTGAATCTTTTGAATCCGATGCGAGAGATACAAAACCATATGTTTCTAAAACTGTGTGTGCAGTTCCTGAAATGCTTCCATCTTCGTCTACTACGACTACATGAATCTCGTCATCTGAACCACCTGCTGCGAGGGCAGATGCAGATTTGCCTGGAGCTTTGTTGAATAATCTGTAGAACTCCCAATATCTGTCAACAGATGTTAAAGCAGGTACTGTCTCTGTTAGACCTGTCCCTGCAGGTTGATTTAATGCTTCGACAACAACTGTGTCTGCATCTGTATCAACTGAAGTTACTCTATAACTAGTATTATGGTTTGCGAACTTAATGATATCTCTGACTGTAAACCCATCGGCTGAAGTCATTGAAATTATAGTTTGACCTGAAACCTCTTCTGAGGAAACAGTTGTCACATCTTCATTTAAGTAAGCGTCTGAACTAGCACATGCTGAAACTTTAAGTGAATTACCTAAAGCACCAGCATATCTTGCTGCCCATTTACCGATTGTACCGTTTAGAGAACCATCTCTTGCAATATCTTGGTAATTAGATTCATTTTTGATTAGTTGAGTCCCACCACTTTGGTTAGCGTTTAGTAAACCTGATTTGTTTACTCTCACTACTCGAAGTGACGAACCATATCTTAGGAACGATTCTGCTGAATAAAAGTCTTCAGCTCCAGCGTCACTATTTTCAGGTTCGTAGAATGTATCGACTAAACTTTTCGCATCTGAAACTGTTACTACTTCATCAACAGGGCCCCATTGAAATGAACCAGCGAATGCACCTGTAGTAGATGAAACTGCTGGCACAACATTTGTAAGGTCTATCTCTGAGACCTGTACGCCTGGTGATACTTGAAATGCCATACTTTTTCTCCTGTTAATGTAAAAAGTTTTCTTACAGTTTTATTTATAAGTTTATTACTTTTAACATCGTTATTTAGTGTTCAATGAACCATCTATCTCCATTTGTATCTACAAAACTAGTAGATTCTTCCTCTTGGTGGAAGAAGCCTGGGGGTAAAAGGTCGTCCTCAATCATTTTTTGTTGTTCTGCATACAATAAATCTTTCACTGCACGGTCTGTAAGGTATGTGAACTGTTCTGTTGTCACAAACCAACTAAACAACACTAGATTCATAACAGTGTCATCATTATATCCACGGTCTGCTTCATAACTGTTTCCTTTGATAACAAACGTCATCAATTCAGTTATAGTTGCACGGTCAACTACTGATAGTCTGTTCTCTTCTAATAATTCTTTGAGAGTAGAACAACCAACTCTTTTAATACGTCTGTTCATAGTTACACCTATATCAGACGCCTTTTGTAACCCTTGTGCAAACACATTTGGATACTCTATATCATAGTGTAATTGTGTTGCAACCATGGAACCTTCTGCATTATTTTCAATAATAACTAATGCTTCGTTGTAAGGTCTAACGTATTTATTAATTATGTCAGGTAACAACATACTTGATATCATATTGTCCCTATAACATAGCACTTGTCTAAATGGTTTGACTGATACGTCTATAACAGTGAACGTTGAATAGTCTAATCCACGTCCTGAGGACACGTCTACGGTGCATACATAGTTGTGGTCAGGTTGGGGTAGTTCATAGACAGAAACACCGTCACGACCCCACTCACAGTCCACAGCACGCATTCCTAGTAGGGTATCTGAGTTGATAAGTGTAGAACCAGTACCTAAGAAACTATTACCATATTCCTGTTCAAACTGTGCCTCTGAGGTGTTTGCAATGGTCATTTTCTTCCATTCTTCATCTCTGTCAGGGACATCATACCAGTTAATGGTGAAATGTTTGTACTCTGATTGACCATGTACTGCACTTTCGTATATCTTATGGAACATATTACCCACACCGTTTGCAGTTGAGGTAATAATAACCTTAGAATCTTTACCTGAGGTCACCACAGGATATGTTGATGTGTAGAACTCTTCTGCACCTTCAACGAATGCAAACTCATCGAGGTATAGTAGGTTGATTGACATACCACGAATTGACGATGAAGATGTTGCAGCTGCAACGACTTTAGAATCGTTTGCAAATTCAATTGAACCTTTGTTAAGAATCTTAACTCCAGGCTGTAAAAAGAATGGAACAGACTCTAACATAGTTACGAGACGTGCAATCATCTCTCTTGCAATTGCACCTTTGTTTGCAAGGATAGCAACGTTTACTTCAGGATGAAAGAGTAAAAACCACAGTAAATATGCACAGGATGTGATGGACTTACCACTCTGACGTGATGCAAGAACAACATTGAATCTATTCTTGTTATAGTGTTCAATCAATCCCTCTTGATACCCACGAAGGTTAAATGGAACTAAACCTTCGTCAAGTGATATAATTTGTGTGTAAGATTCGATAAAGTAACAGGGGTCTTTGGAACACTTTATGTATTCTTTTAACTCTTTTTCATCGTACTGATGGTCTATACCAGCACGTTTAATGAGTGTGTTACCTAAGTAACCTTCATTTTTAGGTTGTACCATCTTTAATCTTTATTCTTTTTTAGGAATTTCTGTAATTCTGAAGTTGACCCCACATATAAATGATTGTGTTGAGTCTTAGGTGCATCTTCACCTTCTAATTTTTTAAGTTTGTTTTGTAAGTCAATTAGTTTTTCTGCAGTCTCCCCCACAGTTTTAATTAACTGTCCTGCGACTTCGTAGGCACGTGGGTGTTCGGTTTCTTTGGAAAGTTCAAGGATACCATCGATTGCATCCTGTCCTCGTTCTACGAGGTTGTAGAGGTTCTCACGGGCATATTTGTAATCTGTTTCGATATTATCAGAACGAGAAGGAAGTTTTACTATATCAGTTTCCTTCTTTATATCTGTACTAATATCTAACAGGTCATTTAACTGTTGGTCTACTTTGTCTGTCATAATTAACTTGCATCACTTGTTTTATCTTCTTCAAATGTTGATGTAGTGCCGTCATCATAGAATGTAACTGTCTCTGCAATTACAAATGAATCTGATGGGTCTACTGAACCAACAAACTTGAGTGTAGTGTTTGCATCGATAGTAATTGCATTACTTAATACGATTGCTAATCTATCTGATGCAATAGATGAGATAGTTGGGTTGGTGTTATTACCTGTTTCAAACACTTCATCTCCCACACTTATCTTACTATTTATTGCAGTGTCAAATGTCACTGATGTTGAGTTAGATACTGCGTTTGCAGTCTCACCGAATGCAGGTTCATAGTGTTTAACTTCTTTGATAAGACCTGCACCATCGATTTGTGTTGAGGTAAACTGTCCTGTACTGTCACTGATATAGTCTCTTTCAATAACATTCTTGATAACATTTCCAGTAGACACAGGCCCGAAGAAGTATATCTTCATAGAAAACTCTAGTGTATATTCGAGTACTCTACGTTCTTCGAATGTTCCTTCAAACTGGTCATCCATTGTGACACTAGTAAGTGTAATAGGAACATCTCTTACATCTGACATATCATCAATCATCTTCATTGTGACTGTGTATTCAGGTTGGAAATATGGTAGTATCTGTTCTACAATTTGTAAACCATCAGCAGCGTTCTTTGCAAGAACACTCAATGTAAAGTTTAGATTGTAAGGTGCAGGTTGATACTGGTAACCTCTTGTTAGATTACCGTCTTCTAATACTGTCTTAGAATGACGAATGATTTTATTCTGTTGTCTTGTTGCATCGTATTCAAAACCACTTAACTGGAATGTCATACGTGGTAGAGAGATTGCAGTTCTGTTTCCATCTGTTAGATTGGATTCTTCTGCAAGTCTCTGTAGAAACTTTTGTTTTGGGCCGTATGAAATCGGAACCTTTTGTGATGACAATACTGTACCGTCTGCCTTAGTCTTCTTTACAGTCAGATTATTGAAGAGTGTACCAAAGATTGATATTGACCTTTTGATTGTCTCATTATAAAAATATGTACCAAACATTAGGGTTCTCCGAATGGATTAGTTTCACTGAAGTCTAGATATGATGTTTCAGAATCTTCAAACTCTTTGTTCTGTGCATTACCATCGTTTGCAAATGTAAGTATATCTGTGATTGATGCAATGTCATAAGAGGCACCGTTTGCACCAACCAGTGTATCACCGACTTGAAGTGTAGTAGTGTTATCTTTAATGGTAAGTTTTCTATTTGTACCATCATCCCATGAAACCACTTCACCAACCACGGTTCCGTTTAATGACACATTTTCATTAACATAGTATTGACCACTTCCACCATCTGCCATTGTTAGTTCAATAGTATATGCTTGTTGGTCTTCAACCAAGTCAATGTTTGTGACACCTGTATCAAAGTCTTCACCACTGTATTCAAACAGTTCACACTGCATCTTGAATACAAAGAGTTTACCAACTTGATAGAATGGGTTTTCGTGTTCAACAAATTTGATTTCAAATAAAGAACCTGAAAGTGGGAAATATATGAGATCACCCTCATTTGGTCTTAGACTTGTTGCAAGATTGCTGTCTAACGAAATAAATCTTTCCCAACTTCTCAGTGATAAAACAAATGTTGCTTGGTCTCTTACTTGAACACCAAACTTACTGAAGAGGTCTCCCTCTCCTTCAAAACCTTCTGTGTTTTCAATGTACATTTCAACACTGTATGCATCACCAAATGTAGACTGAATGTCTTCACCTAAGATACTGTCTTCTTCGACTATCTCTCTAGGTAAATAGAAACATTCATGTCCATAGAATCGTAAAGACTCAACAACTAAATCTTCGTATAGATGTTGTTCAGTCGATACTGCATGATTGAAATATACATTTGTTGGCATAATTAACCTATCATATCCATCACAGGCATTTCAAAGTTCAATCGAGACTCTTCTTCTAATCTACGTATCTCTTCCTGTGCTTCTTGTTTCATTGCAGAACCATCAAGTGTTACACCGCCTGGCAATTGAATACCTGAGAACTTAGATAAGTTTTCTCCCCATTGATACTTCACTAATGAGGTTGCATATTTTTTCAACCACATGTCGTTGTAAATATCTGTGAAATCTGTTGGGTCTAATTTTCTATAACACTCAATGAGAATATACTCATTGTTATAGATTGAATCCACATCCATATCTAGATACAATCTATTCATGTGTGTGTTGTATCTGATAGGAGTTCTACCCACTAAAATGTTGTCTAGTAAGTTGATGTGTTGTTGTACTTGTTCGTAGTATAAGATGTTTGTTGATGTTAAATCCCATAAATCATTCAATCTTAGTTGATATCTAAGGTCAAACATATTCATATTATGTTTATCATTGAATGGGAATATGTTTATAACTGCAAGTACGTGTTCAGGCAATACGATGTAATTCTGTTGTTGATATACAACCTCATCGTCATATGCATGTGTGCCAGCTGCACTCTCTGTAAAAGACTCATTTGTTTTCATTGCAGTCTTTTTAGCGTCAGTTATTCTGTGTTTTAGATATGTTTTGATTGAACCATCATAGTGATATTCTCTGAAGTACTGAAGTGCTTCATCGATTCTGTCATCAAATTGGTCATCATCCACGTTAATTTCGAGAACAGGCGCCCCTAACTTACGTTTGATATACTCTTTTAATGATGCTTTTGAATTTGGTTCTGCCATAGTAGTGTTCCATTAATAAATGTTCTACTACTATTTATGTGAATTTTAATCTTGGAAGTAAGTTCTAGACTGTAATCTGTCTATCTTTTCATCGATACGTTCAATTGTATTCATTAAACGTTGGAAATCTGCTTCGATTTGTTCTCTTGTAACATAGTCTTTTGCTATCTCTTCACGTGTTTTATTGAGAAGAATATCAATTCTTTTTTGTTCAGATAAAACTGAACGTACTAAGAATCCCAATGGCACTAACACCACTGTTATAAAGAAGTTCCAAAGAAAGGTTGGGTCTACTGTGATTTCCATATGGGTATTTATGAAAATCAACTCATTATAGGGTCACCGTTTTCGTCTATTTCAAAAAGAAATTCATCAGGATGGTAGTTTTTTGGTTCACCAAATTGACCTCCATCACCATGGTATTTAACTACCATATTAAATGAAATGCTGTATCGGTCTTTATCTGTCATGTTGGGTTCTACCATATGCATCAATCCACTAGGAAATAAAATTAACATACCTGATGTGGGTGCATAACTCATAGAACCTGGCGCCCGAGGTGAATGTGGAAAATCAGACACAACCTTAACATCTTTATCGACCATATCTATGCAACCCTCATCACCGTCTCCCTTTATATAAAACACACCACTATACCAACATCCATTATGCATATGTGGTTTATTCCATGCAGAGAAATCGTTTACGTTAGCCCAAGAGTTACCAATATGTATCGATGCTTTTGTTTGGTCTAATCCATGAAAAGGTAACACTTCATCTTTAAAAAGTTGTTCTATTTTTCTCATTAACTGTTGTAAAATTGGATTTGATTCACACCCATCGTTTGATTGCCAACCAGTATATGCATTAGATATTCTTCTACCTTCAGGGTCTTTTCTTCTCATGCCATCTATTGCATCTACACACTGTTGAAGATACTCATTAGTTATTCCTCTTCTTTTATCCAAGTTTGGGTCTAATAAATTTCTTTCAAATACAAAATTGGGAAATAGTAATCTAACTGCCATCTAAATCTAACTCCAGTTGATGTTCTCCACTGTCATCTTTTTCACTTACATGAAATGGACACTCAGGCGGTGGAGATTCTTCTTTATAAAACTTACCTTTAGGTGTCCAATATTCACCTTTTCTATAACCACCACTAGTTAAATTCTGTGCTCTATCTGATTCAGATAGGCCTGGTTTTCTAACCCACTCATCCATTGTTGCACCTGTTCCATCTTCTTGTGAATAATGTGATGTAACGGATGACCTATTTTCTGTGAATGATTTGTGGTCATATTGAATATAACTTGCATTCCACTCTTCTCTTTTATATGGAATTACTTGACATAAAGGAGTCCCTTCCTTTATAGTAAATGAATGATTCACCTTTGGATAAAAGATTATCTGTGCATTGTCCATATTCTTATTAAATGTATCGGTATCTATAATTCCTTGCCAAGTTGCAAAGTATCTGTTTTGAAAAAGAAAGGGGTCTAAGTAAAAACAAGAATAGCCTGGAGGTGTAACTACGTTCCATGGATTTCTCATTTTAAAGGCATCTTTAATTGGGCCTTCATTATCTAAGTATTGAAATGCACCTGCCATTTGTTCTGAGGGGTGCGAAGGTGATGCATAATCACCATTATCTACAACATGACTTCTAGAATGGTCTTCATTAGTTTCAGGAGTTCTTCCAAAATTAACTTGCAAATCTCTGTTTGCAACTAGATACCATCCACTCTTTAACCAATCATCCATAGCAGGACATGCACGAATAGTAGTCGTCTTCTTATTTCTAACGTCCATTCCAACTTTAGCTTGTTTCCACCAATGTGGTTGGTATTTTTTTGCTAAAACAGGTCTAAAGTTTTTTGTTGTTTCAGTATCGTATGTTGTGAACTCTATCGTTGGCACTAAACATTTCCTCACTATCTATTAATTGAACCTCGTCACCTCTAAGAACAATTGACCTTCTGTCTACATATTTTGCTTTAGGTGTTGGTGCATCTGCACCATGTGGTATTCTACCATCAAACATTAATAACCTATTAGGTTTGAATTCAACTTCACCTATCTGATGGTTTTTAATGTGTTCGTCTCTACCTTGAAGTCCAAACTGTGGTTCATCATAAAATCTTAAATTTCCACCCCACTCCTTGTTCCAAAATCTATTATAGTAATATAAAAAAGATAGATTCCATTCATCATGGTCAGCACAATCAGAGTGAGTGGTTCCATGTAATCCTTGTGTCTGACTATTCAATCCCATGTATTGAAATCTAATCCACTTAAATTGAAAATCAGTTTGGATTCTTCGGTTAAACCATAAAGGTATATAGGAGTGATATGTATCTTGACCTTGTTCTAATCTTTCACCCTCTCTAAGAAAACTTGCACCCCAAAAACTATGATGTGGTAATCCTGTGGGATTTCTACTGCTTACTTGATTGGTCTTAGACCATATAGAACTATTGGTTAAAATTTTATCTATATGATGATGTAATTCTGTACATAGATAGTCATCAATTACATAGATTTTTTTAAGTGGTAGTTCTGTGACCTTGAATGGTTCATCCAAGTACACAATATCAAAATCAGACATACTAAGTCCTGTCGTGACTATCAGGTGCCTGTAAAGGTTGTGGAATTACACTAAGATACTCTTCGAATTCTTTTAAAAAGTCTTCTCTAGTATTTAAAATCTCTTCTTCTACTTGTTGATAACAACACCAAAGGGCATCTATGTACTCTAAAACACGTCTTGCATGTGACCTTCTAGGATGTGCTGAACCCTCTCTACCTGCAATAAGAACCTCAACTTCATTATCAAAACCATATGCCTCAGATTGATTCTTAACATTGTCATGACACAAGTCATTAATACTTTTTAAGAATTGATTGTTTAAAGAATAACCTATAGGAGGTTCAGAGTTTTCTATGTATAACTCAATAGCATCTTTCTCTTCATCATTGAGTTTTACATGGTCTTGGCTATCAAACCCCAAACTATCGTCCCATTTAAGAACCTTGACTTCGATGTCTGAATACACCAACATGTCATATTCAAAACCCAACTCAGGTGCATCTACGTTTTCAAAACTGTATGAGAGACCATTAGGTTTGGTGATTCTCAATTCACCATTTTCTGTATATATTAATTCACTTTTCATAAGTTACCTCTTTCATATTATAAACTATAATGTGGGATTTGTCAAACTAAAATTTCCCATCTTTTGTAAATATCTAAATTATTTATGTGGGAATAATCCATGTCTTTTACCCAAGGCCCACCCCTCGTATAATGAATACCGTTGAAATCCCATTTAGTTTCAGGGTCATCATACCCTTCTGTAAATATATATCGTTCAGGAATTTTACTGATTTTGTCCGTCCATTCAAATTGATGGAGTTGTTTCCCTGTCCAAGTGTTCACTGCTTCAGGTGTCAACTTCTTACAGTCTTCATGTCCGTTGTTGAATATCATGAGACTTGACCATAGTTTCTTAGGATAGTCAATATTTACTTCACCCTTAAATTTAGTATCATCATGTTTGTATTGTGGATACTGAATACATGCAACAGCATCATCAGGATTTAGATAATAGAACATCGGTAGTAGACTTCTTTGAAAGATGAAATCATCATCAATGAACATACTGAATCCTTCATAGTTTTCTAAGTATGGAATTAAGAATCTACTATATGTAAACTCAGTTGATTGATTTGCATACTCCCTAGTGTACTCAGGAATCTTTGAGACATCTAAGAACTTAACTTCAGGTGTGAACTTTATCTGTTCAATACAGTGTCCATTACCAGTGTCTTTTTCGATAGTGTCTAATATAGATTTTTTTGCAATCTCAGGCAGGTCTCTGTGTCTACTGTCATATCCAATATAGATATTGAAGGGTTTACCTTTTGCAAGTTCTGTAACCTTCTTGTTGAATTCATATACAATTGGTCTAAACATACCTACGTTCATTAGGTTTGTGTTATATTCTAATGCACCTTCAATAAGTGTAAAGGATACATTGTAGTGGCCATTGTTTTTATTTAATTCAGGTCTTGCATCAAGTTTGGTTTTCCAATACTCTATAAGTTCATCTGCAGTAACAGCAGGTGAATCAATTGCATCATATTTGTCAATTATGCAAAGTTCCAAATCAGGGTCACCCATCTCTTCAAAAACTCCTGACCTAACAGAGCCTGGATGGATTCTTAAAGTGTAACGACTGTCTTTTACTAGTTCTACTACTTTACCTTGAATTGGTGCCCAAAGACCTTCTTTCTGAATACTCTGAGTTAACCAGTGTGCTTTTGCAGCATGGTAATACATTGAATGTAATGACACTGCATCATTTTCTGTAGGAGTGTATCCATCATTCCATGTGACTTCGTTTTCAATATCTATGTACTCACCATCAAGTGTTATGGTGTCCATACCTGCGACACCTTTCTCTTCATTTCTTGGTTTGGTGGTGTATCCTAAAGGTAGGAATTTATGATAACATGGTGCTTCATTTCTGAGACCATTGAAGAGTGCCCATTTTTCTTTTTTGCGTTCTTTTTCAAAATCACCCCATTTAAAAATCTTGATTGGTGGGATGATTTCTTCCATGACATACTTTAGAATCTTATACGATTCTTTTTCAGAGTAATCTCTGTCTATGTCAATTTGTCCTAGATGATAATACTTACCACTGAAATCCTCTACTTTAGAAAGAACTTCTTTTGCAATATCATATTCCTTTAAATCAATAAACATAATATAAACCGAATTGTTAAACTTACTAGTATTTAGTCACTAGGAAGTTATAGGTGTTGCAGGCCATTGTTGTGATAATTCACCATCCCATCTTGCAACTGGAGTTCTACCCTGTGTTGCATAGGTGAACGGTTGTCTATGTTGATAGGTGAAAGGTGTTTGACCTTGACGTGCATAAGTAAATGGTTGTCTATTTTGATAGGTGAAAGGTGTTTGACCTTGACGTGCATAAGTAAATGGTTGTCTATGTTGATACGTAAATGGTGTCTGACCTTGACGTGCATATGTCACTGGTTGTCTATGCTGATATGTAAACGGTTGTCTTGCATTAGCAATATATGGGTATTGTCCATTTGCAATGTAAGGATAAGGTTGTTGTGCATTAGCGATATAAGGCGATTGTGCATTTGCAATGTAAGGATACGGTTGTTGGGCATTAGCGATATAAGGTGACTGTGCATTCCTAATATTCGGTTCTTGTGCTGACCTGATATTTGGTTCTTGTGCTGACCTTATATTTGGTTCTTGTGCAGACACAGGGTTTCTATAGGTAAATGGTGACCTATAGTTGTATGTAAACGGTTGTCTTGCATTAGCAATATAAGGAACCCTATATGTAAATGGTACTCTATAGGTAAATGGTTGTCTTGCATTAGCAATATAAGGCACACGATAGGTAAACGGTGACTGATAAGTTACAGGTTGTTGTGCTGACGCTGGATACCTTGCATTATACGTAAACGGTGCTTGGAACGTAAATGGTTGTTGTGCTGATGCAGGATACCTAGCATTAAAGGTAAAAGGAGTCTGCACGTTTATCGTGTTTCTCGCATTTCCTGTTGTTATCGTCCTATAAAAACCTGTTGCCATTTTACTTTATAATCCTCATTATTTCAAATCTTGTGGGTAGAAACCACCACCACCGCCACCGCCACCGCCGAAGAAGTATACAACACTTGTTCTGAACTGATACGTATACGGTTGTTGTGCAGTACTTGGTGATCTTGCGCTTGCAATATAAGGCACACGATAGGTAAATGGGTTCCTTGCACTGTTTGGTTGTCTTGCATTAGCAATGTAAGGTACACGATATGTAAACGGTGACCTAAATGCTACTGGTTGTCTTGCATTTGCAGGATATCTTGCATTATACGTAAACGGTGTTTGACCGTTTGCTGGATATCGAGCATTAGCAGGATATCTTGCATTATACGTAAACGGTGTTTGACCATTTCTAATATTAGGTTGTTGTGCATTTACTGGATTCCGATATGTAAATGGAGACCTATGGTTGTATGTATACGGTGACCTATGGTTGTATGTATACGGTGACCTATGTTGATAGGTAAACGGTTGTCTGTTTTGATATGTGAAAGGAGTTTGTCCTTGTCTAGCATATGTTACAGGTTGTCTATGTTGATACGTAAATGGTGTCTGACCTTGTCTAGCATATGTAAATGGTTGTCTATGTTGATACGTAAATGGTGTCTGACCATCTGCAATATAAGGTGACTGTGCATTTGCTATGTAAGGATAAGGTTGTTGTGCATTAGCAATATATGGATACTGACCATTTGCAATGTACGGATAAGGTTGTTGTGCATCTGCAATATATGGTGTTTGTCCATTTGCAATGTACGGATAAGGTTGTTGTGCATTAGCAATATATGGATACTGACCATTTGCAATGTACGGATAAGGTTGTTGAGTTAACTCTTGACCTGAAGCGTCATTCCACCCTGTAGGTGTTTTAATGTAAATTTGTTTTACTGCACTCCAAGTACCTTGTGCAGTTTTTACCCATGCACCTCTTGTAGCACTCCACCCTGTGGGTGTTTTTACGCTTTGATTACCTGACGCCATTTATGTTTTTATCCTCACTAATCTACGCAATTATTTATGCGTAGTAAATCCACAAGTCACCAACTGCACCATCACCTGCTGAAGGTGTAGAAGTTGATTGATGTATATTCCTTGCAACAGCACCACTATTGTTTGCATAGTTTGTAGTAATTTGTGTAAACTCTACGTTTGATGATGTTGAAACTGCCTGTCCAATGCTAATTGATCCTGATGAATAAGTTACACCAGTTCCACCTGATAGATGTGAATCCACTCTAGCATCTGTATAGTACAAATTAGAACCTTCTGTCAAGCCTCCTGTATCGTGGTTAGATAAACTTGAAACTGTTCCTGTGACATTTCCAGTTAGGTTACCTTCAAAAGTTCCTGCAACCATAGTCTCTGAACCAACTGACCATTTGTCATTTGTTTCGTCCCATAAGAATGTCTTAGCTGCTGAACCACCTCTTGAGATACTTAAACCAGCATCTTGAGTAGGTGAACCTGATGTGAAATCAGAGTTTAAATTTAGAATGTTATCTGCAAGGTTGATTGTTTCTGAGTTAACAGTAGTTGTTGTACCTGAAACTGTAAGGTCTCCAGTAATTACAACTGTATCGTTAAGTGTAACATTACCTGTTCCATTTCCACTTAATACTAAGTTAGTGTCTGCACTTCTTGAGGCAATTTGGTTTACACTGATATTGTTTCCAAACTCTACGTTGTTACCTGCACTGTTGGTGATTGTTTCACCATCCAACATTTGAAGTGTACCTTTTGCTTGAATGATACCTGTACCTGATGGGTTAAACTCAATGTCACCACTACCAGCAGTTTTCATTTGAAGGTTTTGGTCACTGTCAGCAGAAACAACGATTGTTCCTGAACTATCTTCTAATACTTTTTGTCCGTTAACATAAAGTGACCCTGGCCCGACATATACGTCTCTCCATTGATTAGATAAAGAACCTAAGTCGTAGGTGACATCTACACTTGGAAGAATGTGTCCTGTGACTGTAGAATCATCTGTAAGTGTTATACCTGCAAATGAAGGTGTATCTGAAGTTCCTACTGCTTGTCCTATGCTAACTTCACCACCTGAAACTGACACACCAGTTCCAGCAGTAATTTTAGATTGAATTGTTGCATCTGAAATAGAAAGGTCAACTGCACCGTCTCCTGCATCATCGTAAGATGCAGTAATGTTTGTATGTGAACCGTTAGTTACTAACTGAGCACCAACGATATCTTGAATCTCTTCTTCTGTCTTACCAGTTGATGAAATCGTGATAGTATCGTCTGCATCGTTATAGGTTACTGTGGTTGAACCTGAACCTTGAATGATACCACCGATTTTGTCTGCGATTGCTTCTTGAACGGCAGCACCAACACCACTTGCAGTGATGTTACCTGAACTATCGATAACCTCTACGTTACCAACGGTCAGACCGTTCTTGATTATAAAATTCTTTTCCCCTGCCATTAGATACTACCCCCATCAACTGTTGGTAATGAAAGTTCACCAGTAGATGAATTATAACTTAAATTTGATTCTCCAGTAGCAAGTGATATAGCACCTCTTGCCTTTGTGTTTGAAAAGTATTGATTTGTGGAACCTTCTGAAAGACTATCTGTGTCTAATTCTGATAATGCAGTTGCCTGTAGTTTACCTGAACTATTGATAACCTCTGTAGAACCCACTGTCAATCCGTACTCTATAACAAATGTATTCTGTGTTGCCATATTTTGTGTGTCCTATACGTAAAAGTGTGGTTTAACACTTGTATTTATGAGATTAGGATGTTTAAACTAGACCCCAATTTCAATTTTTTTAAACTTTATTTCAGTAGAGTTTGTAGAAGCAGGTGTAATTCTTAATCTCACATCCCCACCACTGATATCAACACCAAAAGATACTAATTCACTCGTGGTTCCTGCAAGTACAGTACCGAATTGAGAGAAATATGCATTTGTACCATCGTGTAGTACATGTATTTCAGTCATTTCGTAATCACCTGCAGTACTATCTGAAATTGATATAGTATATTTAACAGATCGATACGTTGAAGAAGACCATGTATCTAAATTTGTTTCAGAGGTTGATGTAGTTGTTACACTACCTTCACTAAGTCCACTCCCTGCATCTTGAAATGTTAGTGTTCCACTACCATTGGTTGTAAGAACTTGTCCGTTTGTTCCGTCTGATGTGGGATATGCGATACTAGCACCAGTAATACTGTTTGTTACATTGAGTGTCGTTGCAGTTAAATCACCAACTTCTAGTGCTGCCTTTGCATATCCTGAACCTGTAGTGTCTACCGTTGTTCCTGGCTCGACTTCTAAACCATCAAAGAGTTTCCATGTGGAATCTGATGCATCTCTGAATAGACCTGTATACTCACTTGCACCATCTGATAAACCATCATCATAGTTACCATATAAACCAATATCTATAATGTCACTAGAAGTGTTTGAGTTTGCAAGTTCTAATAAACTGTCTTCAACTGATGTGGTAGTAGAGTTAATGGTAATTGTCGTACCATTAACTGTTAAGTTTCCTGTAATTGTTGCGTTTCCATCAACACTCAAGTCACCGTTAGTTGCAAGTCCCAAGTCTGCAATAAGTTTATGTTTCGTTGCCATAATACTATTTAGTCATTTTCACCGTGCATATAAAAGAAGGGGGACATAAAGTCCCCCATCTAGATTGCATTTTTTGATTTTATGCTTCGACTACTGTTCTATCGAATTTAATCACTGTAGAACTTGTAGATGCAGGTGTCACGAGCAGTCTTACGTCTGTTCCTGAAATATCTGCATCAAAGGTTGCTAACGAATGTGATTTAAGTGTGCCATATTGTGTCATTGTTACACTACTTCCATCGTGAACTAACACGATTTCAGTTGAGTGATACTTTGAACCTTCAGACATTGCAACGATATATCGTGCAGCTCTGTAATCTGATTTTGGGATAGTATCAAGAGCAAATTCATCAGTAGAGGTTTTTGTTGCATTACCCCTCTTTTTGTTTTTGTCTTGAGTTACCTTATCAGTTACAATTTCGTCTGTATCAGCATCATATCGAAGGTGTCTAATCAATTCTGCAATTTCAAATGCTTTTGTCTTTGCCATTATTCATCTCCTCCTATGAGTGCCTAATTTGGAAAGTATCCACTGTAGTACTAGTGTTTGCAGGTGTAATGAGAAGTCTCATGTTACCTGAGTCCACATCTGAACTAAGTGAAAACAATGATGATGATGAATACACGTCACCGTATTGGATGAAATATGCATTCGTACCATCGTTAATCAACAACACTTCTGCAGCATGTGTTCCTGCAGAGGCGTGAGTTGCATTTATAACATACTTAATCGCTTTGTTTGCGACTCCATTGGATGATAATACTTGGTCAGCAGTTGTTGCACTGAAAGTGTTAGACGTATAAAAACCTTGCACAAGATTTTGTGTGTCGGTTATTGCAACGACTTCAACTGTATCACCACTTACAGCATTTTCTGCAAGGGTTATTACGGTTGATGAAGTTGTAGTATAGTCTGAACCACTTATTAACTTAACACCATTAATAAAAACTTGTTCAGAACCTACTTGGTACTGAAGTGTGTTTGAATTATCATCTGCACCACTGATACCTGTACCAGTAGATGTGATTGAATAGGTGAAAGTTTCAATTCCTGATGAAGGAAGTGCAGTGAAACTTAACTGTCCTGAACCATCAGTTGTTAATGCTTCGTTAGAGTTACCATCACTTGTTGGAAAAGAGTACGCATCGTTAACAGTAAGAGTTGCAGGATTTGAACCAACTTCTACTATAGAAGCTACTCCATTATCTGCCTCAGTATAGACTCTACCATGATATGTATTAATCGCTAATTCACCGAGTGATAAATCACCAGTGGTCGGCGAAGAACCTTGAGTCGAACTTCTCTTGAATTGAATTACTGTTGCCATTTGCTACTCCTATAAACGATTAATTATTGTTAGAATGAACCACCGTCTATGTTGGAGATAGAAACTTCACCAGCACCAGTTACTGAGAACTCTGAAGATGCAAATGATGCCACACCAACTTGTGATGTAGAAGCAAGGGCATTTTCAATAGTTATAGAACCGTCTGCATTGGTGATTGTTACACCATTAGAGCCTGCAGTTAGAGCTGCAAGTTCCATGTCTCCGTTAGAACCGTTACCAATTAATAATTGACCTGCAGTTGGAGCTGCACCATCGACTAAAGTAATTGAACCTGATAATGCAAGACCTGTTGCTTCTAATCCACCAAATACTGCATCCATTGCTGTACCTGTGAATACTGAAGAACTGTCTGTTGCATCATGTAATGCTACGAACTTCTCATTAGATTCGTCCATACCGAAGAAACCTACTTTAGCAGATCCATCGTTATATTTGAATTTAATACCTCTATCGAGGTTGTCGTCTGCAGAATCGTCACCAATTTCAAATACAGGGTCTGCAATTGATACTGTTGTTGAGTCTACAGTTGTTGTTGTTCCTGAAACTGTTAAGTTTCCTGAAACTGTTAAGTTATTTCCAACTGTTACGTCATCAGGTAAACCGATTGTGATTGTTGTACCTGAAGCAGATGTTTCAATCTCATTAGATGTACCAGCAATCGTTAATGATTGTGAATCTAAATCAACTGCACCTGTTCCTGAATCACCAGCAACGTCTAAGTCTTGTGCTGTTACTTGTGAATCAACATATGCTTTAACAGATTGTTGTGAAGGAACTTTGACATCTGAATCAGAAGACATATCATCTTCGTCAACTAAGAAGTCAATCATACCGACTTCAACTACACCACTACCGATTGTTACAGCACCTGATGAATCCATAGTAACGTCACCACTTAATGATACGTTATCAAATGAATCACTACCGTCATGAACAAGAATTTGTCCTGATGATGGAGCAGAGATATCTGAGTCAGTTGCACCTGCAAGTGTTGATGTTGTTGAAAGGAAAGATAGGTTACCTGAACCGTCTGTTCCTAATACTTGGTTTGCACTACCATCTGATGCTGGAAGTACAAAAGTTAAGTCTGAAGCGACTGAGTCTGGCGACTTAAGTGCAACGAAGTTAGAACCATTGTCTGAATCTTCGTATAACTTTACAGAACCACCTGATGTTGAACCGTTACCGACTTTGAAGTCTGCTGGTGTAGCAGATGAACCATCAATAATATCGGTATAGAACTTACCACCAATCGCATGGATTAATGGAGTACTATTGTCGGAGTCAACTGATTCTATGAAAAGTTTTGCACCAGCACCACTGTTACTTCTGTCCTGAATATACGCCAATTCTCCTTCTGAAAGGTCTGACGTAGTAGGTGCAGAAACCCCAGTACTTCTTTTAATTTGAATTACTGTTGCCATTTTTTTCTCCTAAAATGTATTTAATTTAAATAAGCTTATTCTAGTTCACATATCCCTAGAAGACCATTATATACCTGTCCACTCACCATGTGGGTCGTGTCTCACTGAATGACACCTTGATTTGTACTAGTATTTATAACATCTTTAACCTCTAACGAGGTCTAAAGTGCAACAATGTAACCCACCTGATAACTCACGTGTATACTTTAAGGGTACAGGGATACAATTAAATCCTTTCTTATCTAATTTACCCATCAATTTTACTTGACTTTCATTCACAAAAAGTGTATTATGATTAAGAGATAGAGTGTTCATGCCAATCATTTTTCCTGCTATCTTGTCTTCAATGATAGGTCTCTCCTCTATGATATCCTCATCATGTATCCAAATAATATCCCAATCTTTAAAAAATACTGGTACATTGTCTTTGTTGACTCTGTTAGCATTAATCATAACTGTACCCTCTGATATGGGAACAATAGTTGTGTCTATGTGTGATATGTTATCTCTTAGAGAAATGTAATCAATGGTTTTATTGGGAAATTGTTTTTCTAACCACAATCTTCCATATCGATTTGCAGTTTCATTTGTTGCAATGAGAAGATTATCTCCCAGTCTACAGATATTTGCACCATCAAAAATGATATCAAATTCTGAATTCCAAGAAGGTTTGGGGCCTGATATCCATGTGTATCCTTCAGACCATTTTTCAAAAAATATTTTTTTAAGTGTAGATAGATTTCCGTACTCTTTTTCATATCGCATAGACCCTTCAACTATAACATCATCTATGACGACAGCACAATCCCTAACATTATAACACATTCCATTAGGTCTGTAAACCTTTACATTATTAGATTCTAGAATATTAACAAATTTGTTAAGTCCTTCTTCTGCCTCAACAAATATATCGTATATGAATTCAGTAGTATGATACTCTGAATAATTGTCTTGTTTTTGAAATCCTTTGAGTGTCCCTACAACAATCTCACGTAGTGGAGACCACTCGTCACGTGAACATAACATAAATTTTTTAAATTATCTAAAAAGTTCCACCATCTAAAACATTAGAGGTTTCCCACTTGTCTGTAGCAGCGTTATACTTCAATACACCTTCATCCGTTTCAATTACGTTAACATCTGCAAGTTCGTTAATAGATTTTGCAGACAAGTTTACATTAGTTGATGAGTTACCAACTGCAACCTGTTTTGCACGAATTGTATTGTTTGTTAATACTCTTGCTTTGATATTTCCTGCCATCTTATTACCTCGTTACGCCTGGTGTGACAATTGCTTGTCCTTCTATCACTCGTGTTTTCTGCCCATCACCACTAGTAATATTTAGGTCATATACGTATCTTCCACCTTCGAGTCCTGCAGTTGCAGTATCGGTTAACGAGATAGTCACCTGTCCTGCTAATTCTGCAATAGACGTATCAAAGGTTGCAGCAACTGTAGAGGAGGTGTAAGTTCTTCTCATTTGTGCAGTTGCAGTGTAACCACTTAATTCTAAAATTTCCCCTGCAGAATCTGTAACATCTACAGTAACTGAAAAGTCTGTACCTTGGTCTATGTATATGTTTGCAATTATCGCCATAATACTATTTATACACTCGTGTTACTTGGATTCTTAGAGAATCTTGCAGTAGGAACTGACTGGTGAATTTTTTCTAATGTTCCACTATCGTTTACATATACTTCATCAAGTTTTCTAAGTGTTCCACTATCATTCACAAAAACACCTTTAACCTTTGCAACTGGCCCAACGGTTCTTGTAGTTGGGTAGGATACTTGATAGGTAAATGGTGACCTTATAGTATAAGGAATCTGATATGCAACTTGATAGGTAAATGGTGTTTGTCTATTTGCAATATACGGACTTTGTGCATTTACAGGGTTTCTATATGTAGAAGGTGACCTATGTTGATAGGTAAACGGATTCCTTGCATTTGCAATGTAAGGATATGCCTGTTGTGCAGACCTAATATTTGGTTCCTGTGCATTTGCAATGTATGGATAAGGTTGTTGAGCATTTGCAATGTACGGATAAGGTTGTTGATTGTTATACGTGAAAGGTGTTCTACCTTGTCTAGCATACGTTGCAGGTTGTCTGTTACTATAGGTAAATGGTGTTTGACCTTGACGTGCATAGGTAACAGGTTGTCTATGTTGGTACGTAAACGGTTGTCTATTATTATAAGTAAACGGTTGTCTATGTTGATAGGTGAAAGGTGTTTGACCTTGACGTGCATAGGTTACAGGTTGTCTTGCATTAGCAATATATGGACTTTGTGCATTCGCAATATAAGGATAAGGTTGTTGGGCACTAGCAATATAAGGCGTTCTACCCTGCAATGCATAAGGTTGTTGACCCTGTGCAATGTATGGATACGGTTGTTGTGTAGTTTGTAACTCTGCCATTAATATTTACCTTAAAATGGGTCAATTGACCCTAGAGATGCATAAAGATCAATTCCAGGCCCAGTATAAGTTGTAATATAACTGTTACTACTTCCTGAAGGAGTTGCACGAACTGTAAATGTTACATCATCCGATCCAAAAAAACCAGTTTGAACTCTTGTATAGTCCGGCCCATAGTTTGGATTAACCTTTGCCATCCAACCAAATGTTTTACCACTACTTAATGAATAATATGTTCCTGAATTATACCCATTGGTAACTGGTGTAGGCCCAAATGAACCAACGTAACAACTACCTATACACTCTTGTGAAGCTACTGTATATTTAACTTCAAATGTTGAAGAATCTGTTACTGGAGACTGATAACCAATTGAGTCATAATATACTGTTGCAAATGCTGCTGAAGTACCAGCTGCCCAGTTAACATCGACTTGGTCATTTGCAGTGTCTAAAGAAAAGGCCATTCTCGCCCATGCTTCAGGGAATCCTGCAGATGCGTTAACACTTTGATGAGTCACCCAATGACTCCCACCTGATGGCCCCCAAGATTGGTCTAGAGGACTGATGGTTTGTGTTCCAGTTTTATTATACGTATAAGGTGTCTGTGCAATATATGGGTAAGGTTGTTGATTACTATACGTAAATGGTGACCTACCCTGTCTTGCATAGGTAAACGGTTGTCTATGATTATAGGTAAACGGACTTTGATACGATGCAATGTACGGATACGGTTGTTGAGCGTTTGCAATATAAGGTGACTGAGCGTTTGCAATATAAGGTGACTGACCATTTGCAATGTATGGACTCTGTTTGTTTGCTATGTATGGATAGGGTTGTTGAGCATTAGCAATATATGGAGTCTGATTATTTGCAATATAAGGATACGGTTGTTGTGCATTTGCAACATAAGGTGTTCTACCCTGTCTTGCATACGTGAAAGGAGTCTGTCCCTGACGTGCATACGTGAACGGAGAACGATAGTTATAGGTAAAAGGTGTCCTACCTTGGTTTTGGTATGTAAAGGGTTGTTGAGCGTTTCTTATAAACGGTGTCTGTGCGTTTACAGGACTTCTATAGGTAAATGGTTGTCTGTTTTGATACGTACTAGGTTGTCTTGCGTTTGCAGGAGTCTGTGCAGGAGTCTGTCTGACTTCTAACGATTGAGCATTTCTTACAGATTGACCTTGGTACGGTTGTTGGAAACTCGACCCTGTGTTTATATAGATTTCATCAGCCATATCATATCACAAACCATAAATGACCAGTTGCAGTACTACCTACACTTGAAGGTGCAGTAGATGTGGTCTCATAATCTAAACTAATACTACCTGAACTGTAACTAACACCGTTACTACCACTTAAATGTGCATCTACATCAGAGTCACCATATTGAGCAGCAGCAGAAAACGATAGTGTGTTCGCATTATCATCATAAGTAACAGTTATGTTACTATGAGTTGCACTTGTAATCATAGATGCAGCTGCATCTTGTGCTTGTTCATTTGTGTAGTTTGCAGGTGCATCACCTGCTTCCCAATCACCTGTTGAATCATTATAAATTAATAACTGACCGCTTGTTACACCAGCGGTGTTAATGTCTGAAAGACTGTTTACACTATGATTAGTGATGTCTGATACTTGACCAGTAACATTACCAACAAATGCAGTTGATGTAATAGAGGTTGCACCTGTAATAGTACCACCATCTAAAGTAAGTGTTCCGTTTGTTGCAGTGTCAAAAGTGAATGTTGTTCCACTTGCAAGTGTAAGGTCATCTTCACCATACACTCTTCCTGCAAATTGAATTGTATATCCTGTCTCTAGTGCAACTGTTTTATCAGCACCATCACCATTTAAAATAATACCGTTATCATTATTATTGTAAATAGTGTTTAATGCAGTTTCTGTAAAGTATGTTGAGGTTGCACCATCACCGACAACACCTAAGTATGAACCAGTGAATGCATAAACAGTAATCTTATCACCATTAGTTGCAGCAACAACTAAATCAATTCTATCTGCAAGACCATCTGACACAGGCCCAATAGAATAATCATCACCTTCAATTAAGTGTTGAGCGTTTTTAAAGACTTGAATTCTGTTAGGTTTGAAAGATAGTGTATTACCGAATGCATCAACACCTTCATATCTTGAAAGTGAAGTACCATGTGTTCCAGCGGTATAGATAAACTCCTGAAAGAAGAACGACTTATCTTCGATACTATTAATTGCATCTACGATAGTACCTTGTTTTTCAGTTCTAAGACCTGACCTGTCACCAACGTCATTAGCGAGGTCATTATAATTACGTCTAAAATCTTCTAATGTACTGTGATTGTCTACTGTTCTAGCCACTTAATTTCCCCATGAGTTCAGTTAAGAGAGACTTAATTTCACCCATCTCTTCTTTTAATGTATTTATCTCGTTTATCTGATTCCTAAAAATCTCTTTTCTTCTCTTTGCAAGTCTCCACTGTTCAATATCAGTAGAGACGATTGCTTGAGAACTTTCGTCTCTATATAAATGTGTTGCACCTTCTACTTTAATATAGTCAGACATTATGCAACTGCAATACATCTCAATGCAGATACCAATGGTACTGTTGATGTATTGTATCCTCTTCCTACAATCTTAATGATGAACCCACTAAATTCAGGTAGGTCATCTGCACTGAATTCATACTCTTTAAAGTTTCTTGCATCTGCATCAATTACGGTATCAGGCGAACCATCACCGTTGAAGAATTCAAAACCGATATCATCGATTGCAGACTCTTCATCGTTTTTGATAATCTTATACATAACCTTAACGTCTGTTGTTGCAGGTCTAAAGATATCTGCAGTCACCCTTAATCCTGATGCAGGTGCTTTTAAGTTAACTTTCTTAGTGATGTAACACATTGCATTATCTTCACCTTCTGATTCAGTAGAGATTGCAATAGTTTCTGCATCACTTGAATTTAATCCGTTTAATCTGTTTGCAATTGCAATTGCACCCAATGAACTTAAGTCTACAACTGGTGAAAGGTTTGAATTACCTGACACTAATTGTAAAGCACATCTAAATGACCTGTTTGAAGACATCTCATTTTGTTCATTGATTCTTGATGCAACGACACTTGGATATGAGAAGAACACGTTATCATTCAATGCGATAATCTCTCCAGCAGTTCTTCTATTGTATACTGTACCGTTGATATAACCTTCAGGTGAATTCATAGGAGTACCAACTTTATGTACACTAATGAAACAATCTTCAGGTGTTACATTTGGAATTACAGTATGTAGTGTATCGTAGTAGTAGTTACGTGTTGAGTAAACCTCATCACCACCGCCAATAGTTGATTCACTTGCAGAGTAATCTGACACAAAGTCATATCCTGAGATATCAGGAGTTACTCTAAATGTATCCATTGTAAATGTTGAACCAATTGAAGTGAATGTTTGATTGATTGCATCGATTGGGATACCACCAAGCGTATCACCAACTGTAACGAGAGTTACGGTGAAACTAAAGGTTGAACCGATAGTACAAGTGATAATATCACCTGCAGCATGTCCACTACCTGCTTGTAGTATTCTTGTTCTTGTAATGTCTGCAGAACCTGAAAGTGTCTCCACTTTAATTTCAAATGCAATACCGTTTTCAGTTACATCACCACTACCATTAGTTGTAATCGTTACTGAATCTGAACCAACGGTTCCACCATGAACAATGTCATAGGTTCCATCTGAAGGAAGTGAACCACTATCTATTGCATTTTGTATCTCTAATACTGAACCAGTTCTGTCACCAGTCACACCTGAAATGGTTACATTTGATGATGTATTGTACATTCCGTGAGTATAATTATATACTTTAACATATGTCTGACCTGAAACAGTTTCTATTGGGTTGTTCTGCAGTTTTGCATTCGGTAAATCTAAGTTTTCAAATTCAAGATATCCTGACACTGAAGTGTCAAACTTACATGCTCTCAAGTGGAACTTGAGGTCATCTTCTTGTGCAGCAGTCCAAGTCGAGTTGTTTTGTGACTTGAACAACGAACCTGCATAAGGTTGTCCTGAAATTGTTTGACCAGTTGCAAGGTCTGTCTCACCCATTCTTGAATGGAACACTTCGTATTCATTAGAGTTTGAATATACTACAAACACATACTCTTGGTTTGTCTCTAAGAATACTGGTGATTCAAAAGTAAAGGTTGTTGCAGTTGAACCATCTTGTGAAAGATTGATTTCACTTGGGTTCTTAGTTACTGTTGAGAATGGAACCACGTTAGGGCCTGGATAACCATTCACCATTGTTCTTACTTGTACTGACACTGGTAAGTTTTCATCTCTTGTCTTAAAGAACAAGTCTATAGATGATAACATTACTCCACCTTTTGCATCAACCAAGAATGATTGTGCAAGTGGGTCTGCCCATACAAAATTGAAATCATTACCAATATCAAAGATTGGGAAATCAAAGTCAAACTCAAACGGCGGCAACTCAGGTGGTTGCGGCGGAGGTGGTGGGGTTTGTATAATGACTGGTGGCACCACAGGTGGTTCAGGTGGTAACACAGGTGGGTCAATAATAATAGGTGGTTCAGGTGGTTCATTAGGTATAGTAGGTGGTTGTGGTATTGCAGGTGCAGTAGTGTCAATATTTGTTGCATTGACAACCTCACCTCTAGTTGAGAAGTTTCTTTCTCCTGAAAGTCTTTCTGTTACCACTCTACCATTTCTAGTAGATACAATCTCAGTTTGATTGGATTGTAATAAACCTTGTGCTTGATAGATACCTGTTCCTGCAGATGAGGGACTTCTCTCATTATACTTAGATGAGGTTAGTTTTAATTCTCTCTGACCTGTAGGGAATCTTTGTGCATCTGAATTTGGCAATTCAAAATATGCACGAAGTCTACCGTTACCATCTGTCTTAACACCTTTTCCAAGTGTTGTAGAAGAACCATCTTGTGCATATGCACTACTGAATGGTCTTACATATGACCCCACTGGTACGTCATCAAAATAGACGTAATGCCATGTGTCAGGTTTTAAATTTGTTGCATCAATCTCAATAGTCTTTGCACGAATGAAAGGTATGATTGAAACTGATACGAGTCTGTCGTTTCTTGATTCTACGAAGTCTTCAACAACTGATGTAGAAACACCTGTTCTTGTTTGAATCTCAGGTGTTTCTGTAATCTCTCTTGATACTTGTAAGCCTGGAACCCATTCTCCACCTTGAGTTGGGTCTCCACTCCATGAACCGTTAGATGATGCAGTAATCTCTGTTGAAATAGTTTGAGGTTGACCAACCCATGTGGTTTGCCATGCATTCCAAACTGTACCTAATGAGTTTGCATTCTCAGCAAGAACTGCATCGAAGTTACCTTCTCTGTTTACTCTAACTTCAGGTAATCTTTCTGAATCGTTCCATACGTCTGTTTCAGGTGTAAGTTTAACATCACCGATAAATGCAAAGACGTGATATGGGTTAACATTGATTGCACGTGATGCTTTGTCTTGATTTACAAATGTAACCTCAGTATAAGGAAGTGTTAATAAGTCACCAGTCTTCTTAAAGTTCTGAGATGTTGCACTCTTAAATCCAATATCAAAGAATTGTGAATATGATTGTGGTCTTAATACACCAAGTTGTGAATCAACAGAGTTCTTGTAATCAGGATGGTTTACATCACCGACTCTGTGACCTCTAAAGTTGTCTACTAGGAAACCTGATTTGAATCTATCAAATCCATCTCCATCTAAAATTTGTTTTGTTTGAGTGTCTTTCTCAAGTAATGAAAGAGATGTTACTCTTTCTAAGTTAGTCACTCTCTGATTGATTTTACCAATATCTTTCATGGTAAATCTTCTATGGTCTTGTGACCTAACTCTAATGTTCTTTAAGTTTTTAGTGAACGGAGGAATTGTTAATTCAAACATTTCAATAGCACCATCAACACCCTTTGGTTTGGTTGGAGATAATGCAGGTTCACCTGAAGATATTTGAAACTTACCTGACTTGTGTAGGAAGAGTTTATCGATTCTTCCAACATAGAATTCAATGTCACCTTGGACACTTGAACCTGTTACAGGGGTGCCAGGCAAACTAGGATTAGTATCATAGTTATAACCTGTGTTAGTTGACTCTTTGTCTCTTGAAGACAAATAACTTCTACCTTTCTCATATGAGAATGGTGCATATTCGATTGCAGTACTGATATCAGATACTGAAGATAAATCAGGGTTTGTAGATAAATCTATATCATACAACTGACCAACAACTGGTCTGAAGTCTAAGGCATCTGATAATTCATAAGTACCGTCAGGTTCTAAACCACCCAAGTCTACTTTGTTTGCAGAGTAGACAGGAATGTCTTTATATGGTACACTATATGATGTGACATCAAAGAAGTCACCATCACCATGTGAGAATTGGTCAAAGACAATAAGAATCTGATTATTAGGTGCAGGTTCTGCTGGTTTTCTGACTAATTTACATATATCATAGTAACCATCTCTCTGACCATCATCAAAGAAATATCTTGATGTGATATTTGGTGAACCTTGTGATACGTCTGTAAGTGTTGCTTGTGCAAGTGAATCTTGACCAACAACAAACTCATTCTCTTGGAATCTACCTGATATCATATACCAGTACGATGTTCCACCTGAGTTATAGTCAATCAATACAGCACGTGCATTTGATGTTTGTCCAACAAGGACTTCATGAAGTTGGAATGTACCCACTTCATCTGTAAGTGATGCATTAGGTGTAACTGGAGTTCCCCCAACACCTTCATAGATTCCTCTAATTTTAAATACGTCTGCAATACCAAGAGAAACCTCTTTATCTCTAAATGATGAACCATACACTCCTGTGTATGAATCGTTTCTATCACCTGAGACTCGTAATGCACGTCCTTTGTTTAAATCCTTTGTTCTTGGAGTTGGGTCTGCAATTAATACTGAGTATGTAATTCTTAAAACTACGTTTTCGTTTGCAGCACCAAAACCTGTAAGTGTAATACTCTGGCCATCACCATTTTGTGTAGGTGAAGTGTCTTCATAATCTTCTATGTTTAGTGTATCACCTGCAGAGAATGTTGGTGCAGATGCAGAACTGACATCGATAACTGCAATTGAGAAGTTATCAGTGTTTTGGTCTTCAAATGTACCCTCTGTTTGTGCAATAGTAACATTACCTGATGCACCAATGGTTTGTACTGTTTGTCTTTTAACTTTTACTAAATCTGCAGTGTGGTCTTTAACCCAGTCTCTAGGCCATGAGAAGATGTTTACTGTTTGGTCTTGGTCAATAAGTTTTACACGTCTTCTTTCAACATTACCTTGATATGCATTAGTTGAATTACTTGTAAGTGTTAAACTAATGTCATTTGTGATTGATGAGACAATAAGTTCTTGTCCACCAAGTGGGTTAACAATAATGTCACCCTCTTTAAGTTCTGATGCAAATAAAGTACCTACACCACTAACTGCAGTGCTTGATGCACCAAATACTAATGTACCTGTTAGAATTTTAACTGCATCTGTGTTGATATCTGCAGTAAAGGTTTCTCTTGAACCATTGGTTGGTGTCTGTGTAATAGACCTTGTACGGTCAATGTTGTAGTTTCTTGGTGTACCACTAATACTACATGCAAAGTTTCCTGCACCCTCAGAAGAAAGTACATCGTTTGTTGAGAAACTTCCTACTACATCATGAACATAAAGTGCATCTGAATTATTATCATACGCAACAATACCAGTAGCACCTGTTGCACTACCTGTTATCTTATCACCTGCTTGTGCAGTACCTGTATGAGATGCATACGGTAATTTGGTGAACATCTTAATGTCAAACATTGACAAATCATATTCTGAATTACTTGCATAGACACCACTTGTGTCTGAACCGTCATGCAATTCAATATCTCGTACTCTTGCATAACCGATAAAATCTTCAGAGTTTTCTGTTCCGTCTACTGCAACAACACTAGGCCATAACTTACAGAATTTGTAAGGAGTGATACCTGTACTGTTAACACCTTGAATTACTTCAGGTAATCCGTGTGCATTTGAAACTCTTAATTTATTACCTAAACGAATAGGTGATTTTGCATTTGATAATGACTTAGTTGAACGTGCCTTTGAGAAAGGAATTGTTGTAGTACCAGTTTTGTCAATTTCAAAACCTCTAACATATGCCTTACCAGGCGATACTTGCATTACAAACTTATCTTCTTTACCACCTGAACCTACAGGATAGAAACCTCTGTTGGTTGTATCATCTAAGTGTTCTCTTAATGATTGTGTAAATTGTCTAACTACAAAGTCACCATTTGCATCGTATGTTCTACGTGCAAGTGTCTTTTCAATGGTGTTGTAGATAGGATTGGAAATCTGTAACTCAATGATACCTTGATTAACTCTAATCAATTCAATAAAGTTTGCATCAGTTTGAGTGTCAATAGTGAACTTTGCAAGTGTTAGATTAACTTGGAATCTATCTGCACCTGCAGCGTTCTCGTTTGAAGACCCTTGTGCATTATCTTGTAATGATGAGTCTTCTGAATTAGAAATAAGTTTCTCTTCTATTTTTAGACCAATTCTATATGATGGTCTTGAACTATACTTTTCTAATAGTAAATGTTGTTTTGGAACCTTTACAAAGAAACCTCTTGTAAAGATAACACCTTCATCAATCTCTGCTCTTGAACCAACTCCGATTGAGTTGTTTGTTGATGGAAGGACTTTAAATTCGTTGTTGTTTGCAGATACAACAGAGTATGCACCACCTGAATCTACAGTTACTTCCTGTAGTTCCTCACCTGCAGTGAATGTGTATTCGTTGTTAGTACCTGAAGTTAAATACTTAAAGAAGATGGTTAATTCGTCATCGGATGTTTTTGCAGAAGAATCTATAACCTTTGCAACAACACCTGAAGTTTTACCACGAATTAGTTTACCATGGAATGATTCTCTATATGTTTCGACAACGTCATCACCATTAGTATTTGGATTCTCAGTATCTACTTTTGCATAGTAAAGTTCTAAGTCAATACCTGACTGAACACCTGCAACAATAGAACCTTCTTTAAAGAAATGTCCACCAAGTCTTTCAACTTGGTTCTGAAGAATTGATTGTGACTGAGTTAACTCTCTTGCTTGTAGAGGTCTTCCAGCTCTGAAGAGAACCTTATGAAAGTTTTTATCTTCAGAGTAGTCATCGTAGTATGGTGATATATTTAAATCAGTTTTTTCTGGCATGTCCTATCTCTTTATTATATTTATTCGTCCCCATAAAGAGGACGAATGATTACATTTCAACAATCAGTTTGATATCTTCAATCTGATCAGCGGCACGTGTTACTGCACCTCTGTTTTCAATGTACATAATCTTCCCTGTAAATCTTTCTACTTCAGGGTGAGTTGTACTCACGGCACTTCCACCAGTTGTTGCAACCTGTACACCGTCAACATAGATAGTGTCACTATTTGCGAAGTCAACATATTGACCACCTGAGTTTGCAACTGGAATGTGTGATACAACGTTAGTTGATGCATCAACTGATACTACTCTTGATACTGCAACACTTGAACCGTTTGAGTTTGCATTCATGATGATATCATCAACACTAATGTTACCCACTGATGATACAGTGATTTGATTGTATGCAGTAAGTGAATCACTTGTTGATACAGTTGTTGTACCTTTAGCAAATGGGTCTTGAATTAAACCAATTCTTCTAAAATCGTTATCTGTTGGGAAGTCACCTGAACCTTCGTTGAACTCAAGTCTTGAGTTAACGATAATATAGTTACCACCAAGTTCTTCAACTGGATTAGCACCATGTCCATAAATGGGTGAAATAATTACTTTTGCAGTTGCGTTTGCACCTGAACCAATACCTGTGATTCCATTGATATCAATTGATGCACGTTTGTAACCTGAACCTGCAGTTGTTACAGTGATATGAGTTACAACATTACCTGAAACATGAACTGTACATTCACCGTTTTGACCGTCTCCTAGGATTGCAACACCAGTGTAGTCGTTATCGTTATAACCTGACCCATTGTTTGTTACTTCAATGTGATGGACAGCACCATCAACTGCTTGGTTCTCAACATCCCATAGAGATGAACCATCATCGGTGGCAGCAGTACCGATTCCTGTTTCACCATCTACTTCAGTTTGAGCACCTAATGTCTTAACTGGAATAAAATCGTTTGTTACGAATTTGATTGTATCGGATGCACCGATTGTGTACATATACTTCCATAGGTAACCTCTACCTCCAGCTGCACCTGTATCAGATGTTTCAACTAATGCAGTAGGACTTGTACCTGTTGGTTTGACTGTTGATGCAACTACAGCACCACTTGAATCTCTACCAGTTCTAATACACTTGTAGACGTGATACTCATCTGTAATTATATAAAATCTTGAGTCGTATAAGTTAGTTGCACCTGATGCTACTGCAGGATTTGAAGTTGAAATATCATGTTGGTATTCATCATATGATGTTGAACCTGTTGAATCGTAGTTTCTTCTTACCAAACCATGTGTCACGTCAGAAGGTGCAACCTTCTTAAGTGCAATCATGTCTGCAAATGCATCTATCTCTTCACCAACTGCATTAGCAGGTGAAGGGGGTGAATTTTCATCAGTCCAATCGAATGAACGTCCTATAAAAATATACGTTGATGAAGCTGATTCATCAAAGTCTTCTTTGAATTGTCTCGCATTATGAGTACGAAACTTTTCGGTTATAATTGCTGCCATTTCTATCTCCTAAGATATTTATCTAACTATTTATATACTTATGCAGACTTTACATAAGTACTAAATGCAATATTTGTTCTTTTTCTCTCATGAAGAGGGTAATCAGGTATTACAGTATCAGGATAGTAGTAACTAAAGTCTGATATTCGGATACCTTCTGATTTGGATTCTTCTTTTAGGAATGCACCTGTTCCATCTTCTAGTATAAAATCATCAGAGTCAGTCTCATCTTTTAAGTAATAAGCGATGTTATATGTCCTCTGACCTTGAATAGTATTTAGTGTACGGAATGTATGTCCCAGTGGAACAAACGTACTGATATTATTCTCTGAAGACTGTTCATGTACAAGTACACTGCCGTCTTCCATAATTATTCTATGATAATCTTCTGTATATATTTCATTATCAAATAAGTCAATTGACCTTTCTGAAACGAAGTACTCAAACTCTACTGGTTCTGTTGCAGATTCTAGTGTTGCAATGTCGCCATCTTCCAGTAACATTCTGTCACCGTTACAATCTTTAACTATAGCATGTTCGTTTGGTTCAAATCGTAAATAGTGAACATGTTCTTCCATCTCAATTCTACCACCATCCTCTAAGACTAGTATCTCATCTTCTTGTGTGAAGACTGAGAAAATCTTACCTTGGTCTGAAGGTCTTCTTTCAGGAACCAAAGCAAAAGAGTTGATAGGTGTCAAGTATTCATCATTATCGTCTGCACGACACAAGTTCAAGACTGTCATTGCATCGTCAAGTCTTGGTGAATACTGTGTTGGTGTATGTGCAAATGAGTTTATAACAGTAACATTAAAGTGTCTGTTCTTATGAGAAGTGTCGTAGAATTCTGATGCTTCACCTTGTGATGGCAAGTCGACACCTGCAGGGTTGGTAATACTGTCAACACCAAGCACAGTTCCAGTTGTTACATCACCATTTACATCTGTAACTGCAGCCGTTGTAGTCAACGGATATGATACTGAAGTATCTACTGCAGGAGTGTTGTCTTCGAGTCCTGCATTTAACAATACAACTAATGGGTCAGGTGAAGTATCTTCCATACGGAAGTAGTTGGTATCACCTAATCTCCAACCTGTTGTTTGTTCTTCTAATAATGGTTTACCACCATCTTCAAATACGATATCTCCGTGTGGGAAGAAGTCATGTAGCTCAATCTCTCTTGATGAATTGTAGAATGCATCAGGGATATTTGTTGTGTCTCTATCTAATAATAGATAATCTAATCTTTCATCAGGGATGTCTTCGATGTGGTCTGTATCATTAATGAGGATTCTACTTCCATCCTCATAAAGCAGTTGTCCCTCACCTGTGTCACCGTGAATGATGATAGTAGGACGGAATATAACTTCAACGTTTAGTGAGTTATCTACATCGTCTCTTGTTTCAATGTTAACGTTCTGCAATGAATCGTCTGCAGAAATGATACCTGCAGTTTCATCTGAAACCACAACGTTTTTAATTGCAACTTCACCAAAGAATATGTGACCTGCAGGGTGAAGTAAATCTTTAACAGCACTTCTCCACTTATTAATTGATTCACCAATCTTGACAACATATGAGTGTGTCTGATAGAATAAACCATCGTGGATGTTTGCTGCTGATGCATCAAGTGTACTCTTATCTCCTAAGAGTTGTTCTTCAATAAGACCTTCACCACCGAAGTTACCTCTACCATCAAATCTATTATTTTTTAATACAACGAATGAATCTGTAAGATTGAAGTTAACAGTTTCTTCGTCTAAGAAGTCACCATTTAAATCAGTGTATACAAGGATATGTCTGTCTGCATCATAAGATAAAACGGTTGCAGTTGTGCCTGATACTGCACCTGTTAATTCTATACCTGTTGTTAAATTTGTTGTCGGTGTTTTGATTAACATTGGGTGATGTGAGGATGGTGCAATAAGACCGTCTTCACTAAAGTTATAACCCTGTTCTTCTACGTTAACTGAACCTACACCACCGATAGTACTTGACCATGCAAATAGTTTTGCACCTGTACCACTAGAAACATTAACCTGTTCCATAGTTTGTGTAGTTTCAGATGTTCCACCAACAATTTGTTTACCAGCAAGGAATGTACCTGTATCAGTTGACCTTCTTGCAACAACTAAACGACCTTCTTTCTTTTCTATTCTAATAAGAAGACCTGTTGCAGTAGTTACTCCTGATTCTGATTGATTTACCTGTTCACCGATTTGATACCCTGTAGCATCTTCTACATAAACGTATCCGCCTGGATACACTTTTGGTATCTTTCTATAACCGACACCTTCATCGATTATGTTGATTGTTCTGATTGCAGAGTTTGTTGTTTCTAAGTTTGCACGTGTACCATCTTCGTATACTAGATTGTTAAACTCTTGATAGATGTCTACTTGTTGTCCTACACTCAACCCACTGTTGAATGTAATTCTATCGTTTTTCTTTGCATATCCATAAGTGACATCTGCTTCTTGGTATTCGATACCATCAACAAACACTCTAACTTTTTGGTCATTAAAGATTAGTCTGTTACCGTAATTGTCTCTACCATTAAATAGTGTTTGTCCTGCAGTTGCAGTGAATTCAAATTGTCCATACACATCTTTGTTCTCTAAGATGATTTCATCACCAACTGAACCGATAACAGCATGTGCATTACTACCGCCAGTTTCCCTGTTGTCAAATACAACTAACTGTGGTAAACCAATTTGAAGAATAGAGTTATCAGTAAGTGCAAGTGGTTTACTTACAATCATCGATAGTCTATCTTCTGCAATAGAAACTACCTTTACTCTTTGAATGTTTGTACCAAATACTTCTTGTCCTACTCTGATTGAACTGTCTAGTTCAGTAGAAAACATTAAGTGTGTTGATGATTCTGAATATTCTGTTACACAATATGAATTGTCTTCGTATTGTATTTCAAAACCATCTTCAGTTATCATTTGGTCTACTGTGCCTTCTGTTACAGCAGAATATGTGTTATAATAACCATTACCACCATCTTCGATATAGATTTTTTCTATACCGCCAGAATTTACTGCATCAACAATTGTTTTTGCTGTTACAGCATCTTTATCTCTATTACCACCAACGAAATCTAATCTGTTATTAATTTCATACAGAGAACCTCTATCGTTGTTCTCTGAAATTAACCCTTCACTTACCCTTCTTATTATTGTACCATCAGGTACATCTGTTTCTAATCCAGTTCCATGTGGTGAACTAAGTCTTTCTAATACAAGTGTTGCAGATTCTATAATTTCAATAATACGATATTGTGTACTGTGATTATCGAATTGAACAATGTCACCTCTATCAAAGGTTCCAATGTAATTTGCTGATAGAGTGCTGATTCCTACTTTTTGTTTGTCTGCAAGTACAGCACCTGCAGTCACTGATTGTACTACTGTCTCTAATACAATGTTATCACCTTCATCTGTAACGAAGTATATTGATGACTTATCAAAGTTCACATCATTGATAACACCTAAGACACGTGCAGTAACATTGGTAACACCATCTCTATCTACTAGGTTTACAATTGAACCTTCAGTGAATGTACCAATATGATTGTCTGTAATTTCTATTGAATAGATACCCTTATCTGTTTCTAAGTTGTAGACGTTCTCTACGATTGACTCTGCTTCAATAAAATCAGAACCTTGTGTGTATTGTACAATTTTATCTGTTGCAGAAGGGATAAGATTTTCATTATCCATTCTAACAACCATACGTCTTTTCTGACTATGGTTTGATTCTGATATTTGAATGGTTTGGTCAAAGGGGTATCTAATTTCTGCATCTTCTCCGTAGAGAATACGCATGAGGAACTTTAATGATTCCTCTGTACCCTTCTTCTTGTATAGGGTACTAATGTTCTTAATTGCAAGTCTTTTATTCAGAACATTGTTGATGTTCAAAGACGGCACAAAATCTTTTTGAAAGTATTCTAAGAAAGATTCTGTAGTATGGTCAATATCTGAATAATCTAAGAGACGATTGTTTGCAAGGATAGTGTTCTCTTTAAACGATTTAACCTTTGCAGTAAAGTTACCATCTCTACCAGTAACCGTTTCTCCTTTTGAGTAACCATTACCTGAAATTGTTTTTAGGTATAGTGTCTGACCATTTACAACTTTAACTTCTGCAACGGAACCACTAACGGAACCATAAACATACTCTCCGATTTGGAAAGGAGTTACTTGAACACTACCACCATTTAATTGTTTGGTTTTCTCCTGTACAATCTTAGAAATATAAGCATCAGGAGATGGTGCAACGGTATAGGGTTCCAAAAGAATGGAACCCTGCCCGTCTTCTAAGACAATATCCCCAATCTCCTCAGGAGATTCAAGGACTAATATTTCTGCTTCTAGAAACTCAAAGTATGCCTTCAAAAACTGTTCAAGTGCAGGTGACTCCTCCCTTACAAATTCAGGTAAGAGAGAGGGTAATCTGTGTGACAGTTTGTCGACAATTAAGTTTTCGTGAGACATCTAGAAACTATACCTTATTAAGAGTTGTTGATTGTAGCACCTGAGTTTGCAACTGGTAACCATACGGAACCATTCCAAACTAAGATACAACCTTCACCCTGTGCATTCAACACGATTTGTGGTGCAGAAACACCTGAGTTGTGCCATGATGACACAGTGATGTTTGCTGCAAATGATGCTGCCATTCCTGAACAAGATAAGAACTTAATCTGACCTGTATCTGTACCGTCATCTAATGTGAAAGCAACGTCTGCAGTGAATGATGAACCATCTACAATAGTTGTTGATGATGCAGCCAAGTCTGTCGCAGCTGATGATTCAGTTACGATGTCATTGATTGCAAGGTGAGTTGGTACGTTTTCAAAAAGTTGACCAATAGTCATCTTCTTGTTTACTGGTGTACCGCCAGGGTTATCTACGATATGCAACAAATCATCTGATCCAATATCTGAATCTGCGACTGATGATAACGCACTAATTTTTTTATCTGCCATTCTATTTTCCTCCTAAAATCCAATTGAATGGGAAACTACTCAGGGGACTCCTGACCACGTGTTTCATAAGTTAATAATTTGTACTAGATGTTGAACGATATCCAACACCAGCACTACTTTCACCACTTGCGATGGTGTCTACTTCACCTTTGACTTTCACATCATCAACTGATATGTCAATCAAACTACCCCTTGTTGCAACGACATCGTTACCGTCAGGAATAATAGTGAAGTCAATCGTACTATCAACATTAACCGTTGAGGTGAATGTGATGGCATTGATTGTAATTTTTCCACTGGAATACTCAATAGCACCAGCAGTATTGTCTTGATAAATTCTTGTTGAACCTGATAGATAGTATCTTCTTATATTACCAGCACCATCTTCGTCAAAGTATTGTGTATTTACAGAATCACCTTGTACCTTAAAACCTGTGGATGATACAACACCACCACCTGCTTTATTGTGATTGTCATGAGGGTTGTACAATGAATTACCAAAGTTTACAGTGTATCCCTTCTCTGTGTTAATACTTGCAGTTAAATCCTTTCTCAATCTAACATTAGTTGTGTTAGAGAGGATTGCAGTATTTGATGCATCGATTGTTTGTAATAGTTTTGAATGTCTAAACACTGCATCGAAGTTAGTTAGGTTTGTTGCATCAAACTGATTGATTGCATTAGTCACTATGTTCTCTAATTCACCTACCGATAGGTCAGTATTCTTCGCATTGTACTTAAATGTTGTGGTGAGTAGAATCTTAGTGATTTCAGGTTCAACAATAATAGGTCTTACCGTTAAAATGTTTAGTGCCTTTAATTTGTCTACTACTGTTTTCTTTTCTGTGTCTGATAGATAGTCTGCATTGTTTGGTTTGATTGCAAGAAACACTTTACCATACTCAGGTGGGTCATTATCTTCACCACCCCATACTGCAACTGCATCAGCATTTGGATAATACTCTGATACTTTTGCTTTATAGTCGTTAAGTGTCACTAGTCTGTTTTGTGAAGTGTAGAATTTATTTGCTTTAAACTTGATAGACTCGATTGATTCTTTCTCTGCACCACCTGTGGAACTCTGTTTAGTTGTTATAATTGAATCAAAGAAACCGTTGATACCACTCTGCATGTTGAAGATGTTTGCACCATCAGCATGTTCTTCATCTACCACAATATAAGTTACAGTGATGAGGTCACCGTCTTTTAATCTCTTACCTAATACACCGTCACCAAAATAAATTTCTGTAAACTGTTCATCGTTCTCTTGAGCATAATACACTCTTGATTCAGTGTTGATGTTTGAGATATCTGTAGACAAAGTGTAGGTTTCTATATCACCATTTGAATCTACAGTAACTGTGATATGTGACTTGTCAACTCTACTATTTGATAACACATACTTTGGATTTTGTATTTGATTATCATGTATGTACTTGTCAGTTACATACTGACCTTGTACTAGGTTTACATCTGCATAGAAATAGTTTGTTTTGTTCTGTTGTGGTCTTACTGAACTAGGAACCACATATTCAAAAGTTGTACCGTCATATGAAGTACTAAAGATAGCACCCCTTTGAAGAATCATATCTGTAGTTGATGGTGATGACCCATCAGGATTTCTTACATTTCTTAGATTAATATCTACAATTGCAGAAGAACATTTTTCTGATGCAGGGGTAAACCCTAAGTCCTTTGCACGTGACACTACATTCTTTCTAATTTGTGCAGAGTCTAAGAATAACTCTGAAGCTGCAATGTTTGTGTTTACTGCACTGATATGTGATGAGTATGCAAGTAAGTCAATAAGCATAGACATTGTTGACCCTTCGAAGTCATAGTCTTTGAATTTCTCTTGACCTTTTAGATAAGACTTGAGATTAAGTGCAATCTCATCGAAGTCTAAATCGGATACATTAATTTTTGAACTGTCTATTGCCATTATCGAACCCTAGTAATTGTGAAGTTTATCTGTTGACCCCTTAGTCCATTAACTATACTGTAGAAAACTGTTACGTCTAATTTATTATTATCACTCAATGCATTAAAAGAAACATCCACGTCTCTTGCACGAGGTTCAAATCTTTCGATTTGTTCTTTGATTTTGTTCTTAAGTCTTTTAACCTTACTAGTGGTGTTTAGTTCAAATAGATTATCTCTTACTGATGCACCGAAGTTAGGTTTAAAGGGTCTTTCATATTTATTCGTTTGTATAATGTTCCTAACAGCACGTCTAACTGCATCCGTATCTTTACGAAGTGTAATATCACCTGTAATCGGATGAGGTTTAAAGGTTAAATCCAAGTCTGCATATGCAGTTTTGGTGGCAATTGTCTTGCCTTCTGACTTTACGTAATCTACCATGTAACTATTTATAACACAGGTAATGATTTGTTAGAGAGGAATACAGAAACAATTCCATTTGTTGGTGCAGAATTGAATGTTATAGTTCCATCTTTATTATCTATGTATTTATTAGGATTCTGACGTACCCCATCTATGAAGACATATGTATTACTACCTGAACCATCTGTTGGGAAATCGACACGAGAACCATTTGCTTTGAAAGACGTTTCGTCTAGTGATTCGTCTATACTTGCACCTCTTACAGTTACTTTTGGTTTTGTACTAACAACATCTGCAATGGGATTACCATCAATCTCACCAAAATCAGGAAGATTTAAACTAATACCGAGAGGTAGTCCAACCATTTTTAGGAAATCACAGAATGTTAAATTAAGGAACTGGAATATTATACCTAATCCTATTTTATCTAAGAACTTTTTAATAAGTTTGACCCATGCCCAAAACAGTTTAGATGCCCAGTTAACTTTAAAGTCTTGTAATGCAAGTTTAAACTCTGCAATCTCTTGTTCAATTGACTTCACTGTTGTATCAATTTCATCACCAATAATTTCTCTTACTGTCATTCCAAAAATTGAAAGTTCTAGTATTGCATCCCTAATCCTTTGTCTAAATTCATTCATCTCTTTGAAGAGTTCATCTTCAAGTTTTTTTCTCTCCAACAATAACTCTTCCTTTGCAGCGATATCCATATCAGGATTATCTTCAATTAGTTTATCAATTTCATTTATTTTTTTCTGAATACCTAGTTTTGTTTTATCAAATTCATCTTTGATATACTGTACTGCTTTATCAACGAGTTCGTTTATATCTAAACTTAATACATCATTAATTTCACTCAATGGTAAGTCAGGTAAACCCAATAAGTCCCATATCTCGTCAAACAAATCTATAAGTGCTGCAAATGCTTTTATATGCCAATTCAACATCCAGTCTTTTATTTCTAATTCGATACATTGAAATGCTTGTTCAACTTTTGCATCAACGTCTTCTAATCCTAACTCACCATCAAATGCTTTACAGTGGTCAGGTAATAACTGATAAACTTTATCAACAAACTCTAGTCTTGAAAGTGTGAGCTCACCAATTGTCTTTTCTAAATTCTCCTTTTCTTCTAAGAGTTTTGCTTCTGCTTCAGCACTTAGTGATTGTGGGTCTTCTTTTAGTTTGTTGAGTTCTTCATCTAACTTTTCAATATCTTCTTTAACACTTATAATCTGTTTTACTATCTCTGAACCTGCAATTTGGTCTTTGAGATATTTCTTATAATCAGGTGATGTAATAAGTTCAAGCATATCAATGGTGATACCAAAAAATGTAATTGTGAAGTTGATAGGAAAGTGCTTCTTAACAAATTCTGCAATCTTAATAGGAATATACAAATGAAACTCTGCCATCATTTTAGTGATTGCATCATTACATTCTTTTTGCCAGTTACGATTTTGGTCTTTATTCCACCAAGGTTCTAATGCATCTTCGATAGTTTCCATTAAGTCTCTGATAGTCTTAATAGTTTCATCTATTACTAAAATAGTAGTTAAGATGGTTGCAACTTTAGATTCTTGAGTTGCAATGGCACTTAAGATATCTTGACGTTGTTCATCAGTTAATCCTTCACCAGTTTTGAGTTGTTGATAAAGTTCACCAATCTCTCTTTCACTGGTTGTTCTAAACTCTAAAAGTTTTGCTTCAAGTTTACTTGGGATTTGACCTATCTGATTGAATGCATTGACAAGGTCTGCCTTTGTGGGTATATTGAAGAGATCCCCTTCAGGACAAGGAATTATTGTAGGGATTTCTATTTTTGCAGGTTCTACTGTCATGAATTCATCTTCACTTCCACTGCACTTAATACGATATTACGAGCAGAAGTGAGATTCATGTCTTTACCTGACCTGATATCCATTTTTCCTGATACGTCAAACTTACCGTCTCCGTATGCTGTCACATCTGCATTACCATTTGCGTGGATTTTGGCATTTCCTAAAATACGTACATTAACATTACCACCAACATAGACTTCTTGGTTTTTACATGTAACATGGTAGTGGTCATTCACTACATGATGGACTTCAGAACCATCAGGGTGTATCTCTGTGAAAGTTCCTGACCTATGTTCGATTGCAAGTCTTTCCGCTTCGAATGTGTCATCTATTTCTATTAAGTGTCCTGACTCTGTATGTAAAACTTTGTTGTATGGGTACAATGGATTTGCAGGTGAGTTTGGATAGTGTTCCATACCTTTTATAGAGTTAATCTCTCTGACACTATAGTCACCTTCACCACGGGCAAACTTTGATATGTCTGATTCTTCAAAGTTCAGTGGGTAATATGGAAGTTCATCCTCTTTAATTTCTGCATGGTCAACTGTCGAACCACTTCCATCGTACTTGATATCTCTTCCTTCAATTGATGGTTGTTTAGGTGCAGTGTCCAATGCATATGTCAAACCCCATGACCTGTTTGGTGCAGAGGTTGGTGCTACACCATCTTCT